GGTTTAGCATCACCGACCATTTTCTGTGAATTTCGCAAATTCATGGGTAGCATGAAAAAATCCAAGCCCAAGCCTCGAGCAAAATGTTCCACGGGGAACGCTGGCAAAGTCGCCACGCTGGAAATCTGCCGCATGGCGTTGGCGGACTGCCTGCCGCACGAGCGGAACCCGCGACAGCATCCCGATCCTGGGACGCCGCAGTGGGAGACACTCAAGGCCAGTCTGGCGCACGACTACTTCGACCCGCTCTGCTGGAATCGGCGCAACGGCAAGCTGGTGAGCGGGCACCTTCGGCGCAAGGTGCTGGTGGCGGAGGGCTACACGCATGCGGACGTGTCGGTGGTGGACTACGACGAGCCTACGCATGTGGCGCGGATGATCGCGGCCAACAAACTTCAGGGGATCGACGACCTGCCGCAACTCAAAGACCTTCTCGCGGAACTGGACACCGGTGCGCTCGACATGAATCTGACGGGGTGGAGCGAGGGGGAGCTTGAGATGTTGATGACGGCTGCGCCGCCGGAGGATGCCGAGATACCGCTGGACCGGGCGGCGGAGTTGAATAAAAAATGGGGGGTCAAGACCGGCGATCTGTGGGCAGTGGGAGAACACAGATTGCTTTGCGGCGATTCCACCAAGCGCGAGGATGTGGAGCGGGTGATGGGCGGGGAGAAGGCGCAGGCCGTGTTGACCGACCCGGTATACGGGCAAGACCAAGATGGTGTGCCCGGTGATTCACCCGAAGAAATGCAGCGTATAGTCCCGTCTGTTTGTGCGTTGCTTCCGACCGACAATGCCGTTGCGGTTCTCTTTCAAAGCCCACGCACCTTTCCGGTTGCGCTCGATGCAATGCGGGCGGCGGCTTGGGCGTTCAATCGGTGTCTCTGGATGTATAAGCAGGCGCAGTGCGTCAAACCGTGGAGAGGATGGCTTCTGACTTCAGAAGCCATCCTCGTGTTTAGCAAGGGCGACGCGGCGTGGAATGAGTGCAAGCCGTATTCGCATGACTGCTACATGATGGCGGAACTGAGCGGAGAGCTTGCGCACGATAGCGGATGGCACGGAAGCGTCAAACCGTTAAAGGTTGTGGCGGATATTTGCCAGCGCATCAGCACAAGCGGCGGCAGTGTATTCGATCCCTTCCTCGGCAGCGGCACGACGATGATTGCCTGCGAAAATCTGAAACGCAAATGCCGGGGCATCGAGATTTCACCCGCATACTGCGCCGTCATTCTCGAACGCATGTCCATTGCATTTCCAAGCATCGAGATCAAACGATTGGACACACCATGACACCCGACCAAGCTGAGAAAATCCTTGCGGCCAATCGGCTCAACATCGTCAAGAAAGCTGCGGCTGGTAAAACCCTGACCGCTCAGGAGGTGGCCTTGATCCAAGCTGCGGCGATGGATGCCGCTCCCGCCCCAGCCGTGGCGCGGACGCAGGTTGAACTGGCGGCGGTGTTGGGCGTCAATCGCAAGACCGTCCGCGAGTGGCAGCGATTACCGGGCGCACCGAAACCCAACGCGGATCACAGCCTCGACATCGTGCTTTGGCGGGCATTCGTTCAGGAGCGCGGTTTGAAGGGTGGAGAGACGACGGACGAAGTGAACTGGCGGGCGCGGCTCTTGCAAGCGCAAGCGGAGCGGGTGGAGTTGAACAACGCCATCTTGCGCGGGGATTACATCCGAAAAGCCGACATGAAACGCTGGGTTGCGGAGATCGTGCTGGCCGCGAAAAACACACTGCTAAAGATCCCCGACATGGCGGCGCAAACGTGCGCGGGGCGTGACGCTGCGGAGATTTCGGGCATTCTCAAGGAAATGGTTTTTGATGCGCTCACCCAGCTACACCGGAAGCCCGATGGTAAATGAACGAAGTCGCAAAGACGGCGCGGCAGACGTGGCGACCAACGGGGCGGCTGACAATCGCGGAGTGGGCGGAGCGCAACATCGTCGTCGATAAAACCTCCCCGATGCCCGGCCCGTGGCGGCTGCGGAATTCGCCTTGGGTGGAGGCCGTGCTGCTGGCGGCGGCGGACAACCGCGTCAGCCAGATCGTCGTCAAGTGTTCGGCGCAGTCCAGCAAGACGCAAACCTCAATGATCATCGCGGCATGGGCGATTGCCGAAGACCCCGGCCCGATGATGTGGGTGATGGCGGCGCGGGATGAAGCAATCACGTTTGCCCGGACGCGGTTCATGCCGACGCTGGAGAACTGTCGCCCCGTCCGTGATTTGATGCCGCACGGTAGGCACGATAAGACCACGCTGGAAATCAACTTTGCGACGATGCCATTGATTCTGGCGGGCGCAAACAGCAAATCGAAAATGCAGAGCAAGCCGGTTCGATGGCTGCTGCTCGATGAGTGTCGCAACTACCCACCCGGAGCTTTGGAGATGGTCATGAAACGAACGACGCTTTTCTGGAATTCGCGCACCATCATCATTTCAACGCCAGACCTCAAGGGCGATGCGATGGATAGAGCGTTCGAGGAAGGCAATGCAATCGAATGGCACTTCGATTGCCCCGGCTGCGGCGTGGCGCAACCGCTGGATTTTGAGCTTCAAATGAAGTGGGACACCAACGAGACGACGCGCCCCGGCGGCAAATGGAACTTCAACAGGCTGGCTCCCACGATCCGCTACGAGTGTCCATACTGCAAGCACACGATCCGCGACACGCCCGGCGAACGGCGGTGGATCGCGTCATCGAAGCATGGCCGCATGGTTGCCAAGAACCCCAGCGCAACTGACGGCAAGATTTCCGTCACGTGGTCGGCGTTCATCGTGCCACAAATCAAATGGCGGATGCTGGTTGAGGAATTCCTGATTGCCAACGAGTGCGCGAAACGCGGTGACATCCAACCGCTGAAATCGTTCATCAACGAGCGGCTGGGGCAGTCCTGGGAAAATCATGCAGGCGAGGGCGAGGAAAGCGCGGTGGCGGATCGCCGCGGGAAATTCCGGCTCGGTGATCGCTGGGAAAAGGAGGCGTGCCGAATCCTGACGGCGGATCGCCAGCCCGATTGCTTCTACTACGTCTGCCGCGCGTGGGCAGCCAATGGGGAAAGTCGTCTGATCGAATCGGGGCAGACCTGGACAGAGGAAGACTTGAATGAGAAGGCGCTGGCGCTGGGCGTGGCCGTCGGGGACGTGGGGATTGATTCGGGATTCAACGCGGCAGAATGCTACAGGGCTTGTGCCCGCTACGGCTGGAAGGCATTCAAGGGCACACCGGTTCCGAACTTCACTGCCACACTGTCAAACGGCCAGAAGGTGAAACGAATATACGCGAAGGCCAAGGCAGATCCCATGATCGGGCAGGCTGGTGGGATGCGCCGCGTGCGGCTGTTCCTGTTCTCAGATCCCGCGATTATGGACATGCTCGACCTGTTCGTTTCTGGCAAGGCGCTGGCGTGGGAGATTCCGTCGGATGTGAGTGAGCAGTATGTCCACCAGATGAAGTCGAAAATCCGCTGTGAGAAAACCGACGGGCGCGGCCAGGTGACTCATCCTTGGCGGAACGCTCACCCCGACGATCACCTGCTGGACTGCGAAAAGATGAACCTGCTTGTTGCCGTCATCAAGGGACTTTTGAAAAACCAAAAGTTGTCAGACAATGTCAACCCCGATTCTGTTGACACCCCGCAAGGGGAGTGAGCGTTCAAAGAATCTACTTCGGTCTGACTGAATCCGTCCTGCTGACGATGCGGACAGATGTGCTGGCGGAATTGACCAAGCTCCGCACCGGTAAGCAGCACACGTCCCTGGGTGCGGGCGGCAAGAACATGAGCAAGTCGCGCATGACGCTGGCGCAGCTTTACGCCGAGCTTTCAGAGATCACGGCGGCATTGCAAAATCTTGACCCCGACACCTACGGCAAGCGCGTCACGAAGACTTACGCCATGTTCGACTTGCAGGAGGATTTGTGAAAAAGGAAGGTTTCATCCGTCGGGGACTGCGCTCATTTTTTGGATTCTACGAGGGCGCGAATCAATCGCGCAACCGCACCTTCATGCCGGTCGTGTTGAAAGATTCCCATGAGACGCTCACGCCATGGGCGCGGAAGTCGATCCTGTCTCACTCCCGCTGGCTCTGCGCGAATTTCGGGATCGCCCGCGGCGCATTGAAGGATATGGCGCGATATTCCATCGGCAGCGGCATCTGGCCGCAATGCCAGACGGCGGACGCAGAATGGAATCAGGCCGCCGAAGATTACTGGATAAATTGGGCGAAGGTGGCGGACTTTCAAGAGAAGTTCACGTTTACCCAGATGCTCATGCTGATTTCTCTCTCCATTGATCGTGATGGGGACATCGGCTGCATCCTGACGGAGGCACCCGGCGGATTTCCAAAGATTCAGCTTGTCGAGGGGCACAGGATTGGTGATGCCCCGAACGTGCTGGTCGGTAAAGGTGAAACACAAGACGGCGTGATCCTCGATCAATTCGGGCGCGTGACATCTTATCGCGTCATCCAGGACGACGAAACGACGCGGGACATCCCGGCCCGTTCGATGATCCTGCTTTACGATCCCGACCGCACCGACCAGACGCGTGGAATCTCCGCGCTTGCGCACGCCATCAACAACTTGCGCGACGTGAAAGACATCCTCGCTTTTGAGAAAGCCGGGGTGAAGACCAACAGCGCCACAGCGATGGTCATCACCAACAAGAGCGGCGAGGCGGATTCCAATGACTGGGATACAACGCTTAACACCGATACACCCACCACCGGCTTGATGTTGGAGGAAATCCAAGGCGGGAGAATTCAGCGGCTGGCAACTGGTGAGACGCTGGAAAGCCACGGCTCCAACCGTCCGAACCCAACCTTTACAGGCTTTCTTGAATTCATCATCCGCGATGTGGCGACCGGCACGGGGCTGCCATACGAATTTATTTGGAACGCGGAGAAGCTCAGCGGCCCGGCTCAGCGGTTCATCATGCAGAAGGCCAACCGCCGATTTCAGGAGCGGCAACAGCTTCTCGTTGATCGTTTTCTGAACCGAGCTTGGGGCTACGTGATTTCCAAAGCCATCAAAAATGGATCGCTTGCGAAAAATAACGACTGGTGGCGGTTGCGCTGGCAGACCCCGGCGCAGATCACCGTCGATGTGGGGCGCGAGGCGCGGGAGGATCGGAGCGATGTTGAGGCAGGGCTGCGAACTGCGGCGACCCACTACGGCGAGCAGGGCACAGATTGGCAGGAGGCTTACCGCCAGCGCGTGGCGGAGATCGCATTCTTGAAACGCGAGGCGGAGGCGCAGGGGCTGACCCTCGACCAGGTTCAAAACTTCGGCAATCCGCCGGCCGCGCCACTTGGCGGCCAGCCGCAACCACAAAAGGCAGCACCATGAACAAGATCAGACTGCGGTATCCGCGACTACATCACGCCGTTTATTTCGAGCCGTGGGCAATCCTGGAATCAAAGCATGCCTCAATCCGGGCGGTATTGGACTCCGCCATGCAGGGGAATCTTTCCGAATTCCTCGACGAGCGGAAGCCGGTTGAGTATTCCGTCACGGAAGGGCTGGCCGTCATCCCGATTGAGGGCGTGATTGGCAAGGGGCTTTCGACAATTGAAAAATCTTGCGGCGGCGTGTGCGTAGATGAGATCGGCGCGATGCTGGGCACGGCGATGAACGATCCCGCCGTCCAGGGGATCATGCTGGACATCAATTCGCCGGGAGGTTCCGTGGCTGGGGTGCCTGAATTGGCCGATGCAATTTCAGTCGCCAACGAGAGCAAGCCCGTGATCGCGTTCACCGAGGGCGAGATGGCGAGCGCAGCTTATTGGATCGCGGCGGGCGCAAGCGCGATTTATGCCACAAAATCAGCCATCGTTGGCAGCATTGGCGTTTATATTCCATGGATGGATTCCAGCGCCTTTTACGCAGCCAACGGTCACAAGGTGGAAGTCATCCGCAATGCGGGCGCAGACCTCAAGGGCATGGGCATCCCCGGCACTTCGCTCTCTGACGAACAGCGGGCGCACCTTCAAGAGCATGTTGACCAGGTGGCGAAGATGTTTCACGACCACGTCACGGGCAACCGCCCCGCCGTGGGCGCGTCGTCGATGCGCGGGCAGGTGATGATGGGTCAGCCCGCCGCAGATGCTGGACTCACTGACGGCGTCCAAGGATTCGCGCAGGCAATGGTCGATTTAAGGACGTTGGTTGAGATGAAAAAGAGCCGCATGGGTTGACACAATCAAAAAGCGTATGATCACGACGATTCAGGAACTCAAGGCTGCAAACGAAACCATTCAGGCCATGACGTCGCAGGTTTCGACGCTCAAGGCAAACCTGCAATCGGAGGCCAACAGCGCAGCGGATGCGCTCATTGCGAAGGACGTGGAGATCGCAACTCTTTCCGAAACAGTCGCCACGACTCAGAACCAGATCAAAGAGCTTGGCGCGAAGCTGGCGGCTGCTGAAGCGAAGCCCGTTGAGATCATGGCCGCGCTGGGTGTTCCGCCCGTGGCGGTGACCGGCGCAAAGACGGAGCCGACAACCAAGGCCGATCTTTGGGCGGAATACGCGAAGATCACCGACCCCAAAGCGCGGGTCATCTTCTATCGGGCGCACAAAGAATTACACCCGTAACATTTTCAGAAACGCAGAAACCAAAAGAGCACTTACATGAGCAACACCATCGGCGGAATAAATTTGCAGCAAATTTCCATGATGACATTGGACACACTCCTCCAGGACATGCCCATGCTGTCGTCATTTACCACGGACTTCTCTTCGGATGTGGCCGCAAAAGGCGAGTCCGTCACGACTCGCGTGGCGACTGCGATGACCAACCAGGATTTGACCGCAGGTTACACTCCTGGGGATGTGACCTCGTCGGCCAAAACTGTGACCCTGGATTTCTTCAAGGGGCGCGTGGTGGCCTTTACGGATATGGAGGTGGCCAAGGGCACACTGGACTTGCTCCAGCGGACATTCATCCGGCCCGCCGCACATGCCGTGGTCAAGGGATTCATGGACGACCTGTTTGCGCTGGTGTTGGCCGGGAACTTCTCACAGTCAACACTCGTGACGGCTGCCAACTGGGATGCTGACGATCTGGCGGACTTGGCGCAGCAGGCGACCGATGCCGCGATTCCGAAGGATGACCGGTTCGCAATTCTGAAACCGGCCTACTTCGCTTCGTTGAGCAAGGATAATTCGATTCAAAATTCTCAGGCATACGGCTCCAACTCAGCCATCGTCAACAACGTGG